TCTGCCATTATCCTTCAGCAGCCTCTTCTTGTGCTTCTTTAATTTTTGCTGTAAGTTTATCTTCAACAAACTTATAAACTCGCTCAAATGCCTGATCTGGAGTTTCACCATTTCGTCTTGAATCTACAACGCCAAGATCAAGTCTTAGTGATTGAAAGTTGCCAAGGTTAAGTGTGTATCCAAGTGTAACAGATACCTTTGTGTCTTCGTTTTGCATTTTATACCCTTCGTTAAATAGACTCGTTCCAGATTGGAACAAACCTTCCATCTTCTGTTTTCCTATAAGTAAGTATACCATCGCCCATCCTGCGTGTCAACTCTTGTTTGCTGGGAGTAATATCATTAGTAACTAACTTATCTTTTCTTGGTCTGCCAATATGGTGTGAAGCAAGTATATCACGTATCTCTCTTACCTGTGATTCTGAGTAATATGATCTTACCTGAAATCCCCTTGCCCCACCTTTTTGAGATCCTGTTGGGAATGGAATGACTCCTCGTTTCATTAGTGATGGCATATATTTTTTATGACGGTTAACTAAGTCAGCAGTTTGGCCTACCGTATATGCTCGTTCTCTTTTATTTTTAAAATCACTAATTAAACAACTTTCAATTTGATCTTTGTTTATATTATAAACAGACATTATTCCATTGGAGTGGTTGTAGTGATGTATTCTAACTAGGCTGCCGTTAAGAAACCAAACCTTTTTGTTACCTGGTATTACAGGTGACTCATTGTATTTTTCGCTCTCAATTGTTCCTTTTTTAGTAGCCATCGGCCCTCCTGAGAATTGTTAGGCGGATGAAAAAATTTTCTTAATCCGCACATAATGCAATATAGTTCTAGATTATTTATTTCTGTGTACTGTCGATCTATTAGCATTCTTCCTTTGCATTTTTTACAAAAAATCATCAGTTTGGTATGCCTACTGCAATAAGGTTAATTCCAACACTTGTTATTCCGCCAATATTAAATTTAACTGATCCTTCTATGCTTGAGGTAGTTACGCTAGAAAGAGTAACTACAACATCTTTTCCAGCATCAGAGGAAGTTCCAATGCTTACAGGGGTTGCTGTTACAATTGGAACAAACTTAAACTCAGTTGGAAAAGAATAAGAGAATGTGCGTGATGATCCAGCAGTCTGGCTTTCACCATTTGTAACTCTAACGTAACCACCAATAACTCTTGCCTCTGAAGTTTTAACGCTTTGCTTGCCTGCATTTGGGGTATCAACTGTAACATACTTATTAACAGATGTAGAAGCCTGAGTTGATAAATCATTAACAGCCTTAACAATCTGGTATATGTAGGTTACGTCTAAGGGCTGTCCTCGTTCTGGTACGGGTAAAATTGCCATAATATAATTATACCAGACTCTCAGTTCCAGAATCATAGATAGTTAATGCTGGATTAATTGTTGGATTTATTGAAGATACTTGAACAACAGACCTAACTGAAGTTGTTCCAGTTTTTAAAAATGAATAGTTGGTCGATCCAGTTGTTGCTCTATAGGTTGGATTAGAAGAGTCAAAGCCAACAAAAATATCATATAGTATCTGTGTAGAAAGATTCCCAGGGTCCCAACTAAGAAACAGAGTATTTCCCAATTGTCTTAAATCTCCAGTTCCAGGATTGATTGTTTCTGATGAAGTAAAAACTATTGGAGAATAAGCAGACTTTCTGTTTTTATCTTCTGCAACTATTCTAAATCTTAAAACAGTTTTGTTATTTTGTGTTACCTTTCCTAATAATTCTTTTTTAATAACAACATTTTTAATTCCAGGATCTGGCGTAATTGGCATAATTAAGCCTCCAATGCAAATCTAAACTCTATATAGTTTGTAGTGTTCGCTGATTTTATAATTGGTCTAGACTGAATATTTTTAATTACAGAATATCCTGTTAGGCCGTACAAAGAGTTTGTTGCTGTATTATTTTCGAGTCTTAAGGCATCTAAACAAACATAAAAAGAACTAGATGGTAAATTATCTTTAGTAATAGTGGCATAAATTTTTGCTGTAGTAACTTCAGCCCAACTAAATCCTAAACTTTTATCTAACTCTTGGAAGGTTTTATTTACTACAACGTATCTATTGTTTTCAAAATCATGAGTATTTGCTGATGTTCCATTTTCGTATCCAGAATCATCAATATCAACTTGAAATTTTGCATACTGAGTAGTTGAGTTAGTGGTATGAGAAAACTCTAAAAGTATTTTAACATTATCTGGAACAATTGCAGGAGTTAGAGTTGTTCCAGGAAGTTTGTTTATAACAGAGAATGCAAGTCTAAGTTCATCCAATGGACTATTTTTTGTAAAATCTATAGATGTTGGATCTAATACAATGTAGTCTGATCCAGTTGTTCCAGACATACTACCCTGTGCGTTATAGGAAAGAGTTGATGTGTCCCCTCTCATTGCAATAATATTATTTAAAAATCTACATCTTTCGTTTCTGTTAACTCTATGCTCATTTGTAAAAATTCTGTTGTCTGCGTTTGTTGAAAAAACTTTTGGTGTCTGATTGATGACTCCGTCATTATCTTCTCCGTCTAGCGGTCCATACTGTGAAAAAATATTAGTAGGAGATGCTCCATCAACACTATATCTCCAGTTATCTGTATCTGAAAAAGAATAAACAATTTTACTATCAAATGCTCCTGCCACTGGGTTTGATGCTGCAGAGAATATTCCTACCTCGGTAATTTCATATCTTTCTTGAGTTGGAAGTTCTGCAGTGAGCACAACCTTTGAAAGACCATCCTCATCAACAAAACCTCTAGAGATAATAGGCATACGTATCATTTCAAATTCTAAAGACTCTTTATTTTTTATAGCGAGTAACTCAGAAGGACTAAATGAATAGTCAGAGGCAACTGGCTTTGTTCCGCAGCCTATAGCAATGTGAGATGCATAGGATGTTGTCTGCCCAACAAGGTACTTTGCCAAGATGTTTTTACCTACATTAGTTATCATTAATTACTCCCTTAGTACATTGTATCATCATAAGTCCCTCCAGCAGTTAATATTTCAACTTCTACCTGCTCATCCCTTTTTGTGTTTATTAGATTAATTACAAGATCTCCGCTTATTGGATCTATGTATATAGACTTTCCATTATACACTTTTACCCTTTTTGTCAAGTCTGCGTTGGTTCCAACCAGGTCATATCCGTTTCCATATCTTGGAAGATAGTTGACAAGAGATATAGCCAACGAACTAAAAAATGAATCAGCAGACTGAAGCCTTAAAACATTGTTTGGATTATACTGTAAGTAAAGGTCTGTTAAATTTTTAATTGGTGCATAGATTACTGTTTGACCATTTACCAGATCTTGCCTAGATATTGTTGCAAGTTCAAAACCACCTATGTCTTCAAATATAAGGTCTGTCATTATTTCAATAGGAACAACCTGTTCTCCAAATATAAGCAAGTCTGGTGTTGCTATTTTTACAGCGTCAGATGCATTTGTATTGACTGGATTTGGAATTCCTGCTGTTGTTGATATACTTGTGTCTGCCATTAAACTACCTCACTTAAAAATAATTCCATTTCTGGACCATTAGAACTTCTTGAAAAATCAATATTATACACAACAAATCTGTTAGATGAGTCTGCTGCAATATTTATTCCATTTTCTACATAGTCCAAACTTACTATATCTCCAAGTTGAATTGTTGGAATAGAGAATATCTTAACTCCCAAAGCCTTTCTTGGTTTTGATATTTTTGTAACAATCCATTTCATTAGTTCTGATGCCTCATCTTGTGATTGAATGTATGCAGCGTCTAAAGAAAAATCTTTTTTACCGTGTTGCATTCTGCTAAACTTTATATCCTCATATTCTAGTTTAAATTTAAAAGGATTTGAAATTAACTTATCTACAACAAATTTTGGATCTGACATAAGACTATTTTTACTAAAATATTGATCAACTGTAAGAGTGTTATTTGACTGTTGGGTAAAAGTAATTCCTTGAATTCTTAAATAGTTTCCACTGGTCTCATCTAGACTAAGAGCAGTATCTGTTGCATTAAAGACTAAGAATTCTGCACCATAGGAGCCTGCTCTAAAACCAGAAATAACAAACCCTTTTACACTATTAAATGTAGGAGAAATTTTTGCAGAAAGTGCTGGGAATGCCTTGTCATATCTAAAACTAAATTCTGCCACCTCTCTCATTATGCTTCCAAATTCTTCAAAATAAATATTATACTTTGGGGGTTCCGAAGATCCAATTCCAGTAAGGTAGGTGTTTTGTATAAGGCCACTAAGAGCATACTTTCTAAAAGAGTTGCTTGCATCAATATCAGAATCTGCAAAAATAGAGTTGACAATTGTACCCAAAGAAAAGGATGTATTCTGAGAGTAGTTATTGCACAAAGCATAAACATTTTCAAACATTGCTCTTGAAGAGCCTCTAGTAAATAGTGCAATATTTGAATACTCTGGCAATGGATCTGTGTCATCTACAGTTTTTACCATAGTTCCATTTATGTATAAGTAGAATCTTCTTGTCTTTCCTATGTCTTCGTACTCTACTGCTAAATCATATACCGTCGGATTTTCTTCAGCAAACATTCTTGACTGACCCGTAAATCTACCATCATCTACAATAATCTTAGCCAAACCTTTGTATAGCGGAACTGGTATTGCTTTTCCTTCACTAGACTTAACCTTATAGAATAAGACATTTTGAACATTTTGTTTTTCTTTTTCTGACAACCTGTTTAGACCAAGTGCTGCAATTTCAAAATAATACCCAACATTAGTTGTTGGGTTTAGCATTACTGCTATTCCAGCAGAGCCTCCAGAAATTGTAACATCCTTGTCTGGAGTAGATCCACTTACAACATAGTATGCTGCTGCTCCGTTGGCTGTCTGGCCTCGATCTTGATTGTTTTCTATTTTTCCAATTAGCCTAATTCTTGTACCAAAATGCTTATATTTTTTATCTGATAAAGGCTTGTGAACATAGGATATAAAATCTCTTGGTTTATCTTTTGTTGTAAAGTTGGGACCAGTCAAACAAAATGCTGATGACTGAACAGACCCAGGAACTTGCTGAGTTTTTGTAGTTATCTCTCCTGTTAGAGAAGTTGATAAAAAGTTTTTAATAAGTCCTGTTCTTGTTGAAGTTCTTGCTAGGGCGTCTGATGAAATACCAGTGCTCAATGTCTTTCCTGCTGCTGCAATAGTTGTTACTGGAGAATCAGTTTTTGTTTCAAACAAATATTCTGAAGCCATAGAACATCCTTTTACATTGTCATCTGATTTCCAGTATTCAGATATTCCAGCAGAATGCTCTACAACTGTTGTTCCAAACTGACCACGACCATGCTTTGCTACTGGACCACTCTTAAGTTTAAGTACTCCCTCTTGCTCAAAATAATTAGGCACAGAGTAAATTCTTACGAGACCAGTTGGATATATCTTTCCATTAAATGGCAACTTAGAAAAATAATTTTGATATTCTTCAACCGATGCTATCCAGACATTGCCAAATCCACTAACATTATATTGAACTGCATCATATTTTATTACTTCTCCACTAGAGTAGAAGTATCCATTGTATCTTGTTATCCAGTATGCTGCTTCTCCTAGGCTAAATGTATTATTGATTACAATACCATTTTTTACTTCTGGTACCTTGTTTGATAGATTAGAGTTTAAAGGTATGGCAGCAAGAA